TAATACGCTTACGTTTTGCGTGGATATTTGCGTACAATCCTTGTCTAGCCATGTTTCTCCTCCAGTTCTACGATTGACATAACCCACTGTTTAGGAATGACAATCTCAGCGTCACCTTGGTCTATGACGTCATCTTCCACAAGCAAATGAGGACATACGATAATTTTCTCATCATCGTCAACAAGAATAACGCCAATAGATACGGCAGTTGCAACTTTAGATTCCGTTAATTCGTCTAAACTTCGCCAACCCACGTTGGCTCCGCCTTGTGCATCTTTCCAGACTACCTTGCAGATCCTTACCATTTGACTTTATCAGCCCAGTAAGCAGCTGAACATTTTCCTTTAGCGATGTTCTTAGCGTGTCTAGCTTTGAATGACTTTCGTCTAGCTTTTTCAGCAGCTGAGCTTGGATTTTTACCAGCACCTTTGACTCCTTGTTGTCCAAATCGGATTGTTTTGATTGTTCCGTCACCACACTTAGCGACAACTACGTGACTCTTAGTTGGATGATTCGGAGTCCGCTTTGGCTTGTTGTACCCGCTTACTCCGACTCGTTCCAGTCTTGGATCCTTCTTTTTGCTCATTGGCCCATTCCTCCAAAGCCGCCACCTTGTGGTTCAGTTCCTCCAACTTGTCGAAGTGCTGCTGGAACGCTTGGTTGATTTGACTGAGGAGTGCTTCCATTTCCCTGTTGGTTATTAGCATTTGATTGTCCTTTTTGGTTTATTTGTTTTTCTTTGAGAAGGGTCTCTGCTACCTTGAGCCTACGTTCAAACTCTTTGTCGTCTTGGTCTCCTTCACGGAGGTTACGAGTAATTGCTTCAATCTTATCAATCTCAAGCTCTTGCGGAGCCAGCTGTGCCTCGATAATGAGTTTCTGAGACCTAGCTTGAGATTCAGCAGCCTGTGCGTTAAGTGCGTCTGTCTGGCTCTGCTGGAACGCAAGTTGTGCCTGTTGTGCAGCCATAGCCATCTGTTGAGCTTGAGGATCAGGCTGAGATGCCTGCTGTAGAGCCATAATAAGCTCTTCACGGTTGCTCAGGTTCATGTTGTCGATGATGCTCTGGATCAACACAGGGTACAGCGGTGAGTCTTGCTTCATAGTTTGCAGTAACTGTACCATCTGAGTTACCTCGTACTCACGGGCGATGATGCCCAGAGTAGACGTAGCGTTGAACTTATAGTCTGCTACTGGGTAGTTGTCAGGGTCAAACTGCATATAGCGATGAGCAGCTTTTCTCACGAAGGGCATGAGGAATGACTGCTGGAAGTTGATGAGGGTGCGCTTGTGTCGCTTAATGATTGCACCCAGAGACATACTGATGCCAGCAGCAGTAGCTTCACCATTAACCTGTCCACTGATTCCTGCTGAGTCAACTGCGCCTGTGGCTTGCTGCACCATCTGCTGAAGAGCACCAGCTTGTGCAAAAGTAATCTGACCCACTTGACCAAAGTTGAATGGTTGTAAGACTTCACGAGGATCACCGTTAGTTAAGATCATCTTACCGGGGCGAATCTCAGGTTTAGCGCCTCGTGGTAAACGTGTCGCGTCAATAGCGAGCATCGGGTGAATAGTGAGAGACAGAGCGTCAATACGGGCACGAAGCTCAGTGTCAAGTGCTTTCTGACTGTTATAACCTTTTTCACAAACTCCACGACCCCAGAAGCGTCCCGGAACTACGTCCCAAGGGAAGGCCACTACAGGGCGGTCTTGCATCATGTACGGGTTCGCCTCAGCCTTCAGGAGAACGCCACCGTTGGCAATTACAACGATAGCCTCAACGTACATCGAGTCACCGTCTATCGTCTCTCCTGAAGCCTCCTGCAGCGCCTCACGGGGTACTAGACCGTAGTACTTAGTCAGACGTACTTTGTCGTCGTTGTAGATGGTTAGATCTTGGTCAGGCTCTAGATCAGTATCAGGAGCCGCTAGACCTACAGGCTCGTCACGGTAAACGCCTTGCTCCTGCAGAAGTTCAACGTGGTGACGACTAACGAACTCATCAATAGCCACACCCATAGCGTCATCCACAGACGTAGCTACAGGGTCTATCAAGAAGTTCTGAGGCAACACAGGCTTCAGCTTTACTACCACACGGTCGGTAATATTTACACCTACAGCTTGCAGCTGTCCTTCCATGATCGGCTGTGTAGCAGGAGCCATCTCTTTGACTTCCTCTAACACAACTTCACCGATGCCTGTTCCGAAGACAGCAGCGTTGATCAGGCACTCAGCTACAGACTTACGAACCATCGTGTTCTCGAAGTCTTCTGTTAGCTTCTTACGGAGGTACGAAATGTCCTGACGGTCTTGATCGTTGATGTCGTCGCTGATGTCAAACCACTTACCACGACCAAACGTAGCTTCTTCTAGTTCTGCAACGTTAGATTCTACAGCCTGTTGGAGTGCTGGAGATATGATACGGCTACGTTCAGAATGACGCTGAGAATCAGCAGGATCCCATATACCTCGCCAGAGTCGATAGTATTCTTCAAACTTCGCTTCGTAATTCGACTCATAATGATCTCTCCAGTTATCACACTTTTGGATAACCCAATCTTCGAGAGTCTCTTCGATTAACATTGGGTCTACTTCGGTAAACTCAGCCATATCAGTATCCTGCTATAACGTCTAAAAGTTCTGGTTCTTCAAACTCTAGGTCTGCTAAACCGTACGGAATATTTGCTAACTGGTCTATGTAAGCCAGTGCGTCCACTAAGTCATCGTGCGTTAGTGGATCAGGAAACTGGAATAGCTGATCTAGAAATCTACTGTTCCATTCACCCTTGTTGAGCGTTATGTAGCCGTTTTCAAAACGACCCTGCAACGCCCACATGATCCTGTCTGTCTTCTTCTTGTTGCCGTGGGTTAGTTCCTCGACTCTGAAGAACTGCCCGTATCGCTTCTGTAGATCTGACAGAGGCGACATAACGGCTTGCTTTGCTATGCCTCTTTCAATACCAACACTGATTGGTTGATAGTCTCGTACGGCTTGAAAGATCTTGGATGCCGTCTCATCAAGGCTCCAGCGCCCGTAGATAATATTATCAACGTACCAGCCATGAGGACTAACTTTCGCAATCGCAATGGCTGTATCATCCAGCTTGCTGTTCTTTGTGCGTTTCTTAGATACGTCCTCAAAACCTGCCAAGTCACAGGCAATGTAGTAATCTCCGTCTTCAGGTTCTTCGCCAAACTGTACCCAGTCTTCCTTGAACATCTCAGAGCCACGAGCCTCAAAAGACGCCATAAACTCCTGTCGGAACGCGTAGCTAGACATGGACTTCTTAGCCATGTTTATTTCTTCTGGGTCTAGCAACGGGTTGTCGTAGCTCGTGAAGTGCCACGACTGGTACGTTGGATCATCCCCTAGTTCTGCGTACTTGTACAACTCGTAGAAGTGGTTGCGTCCCATCGGTGTACCGATAAACAACGCTTGACCCTTCTGGTCAGCCAGTGCTGGACGTAGGATCTGCTCCCAAACATCGGGCTTCATATCCGCGTATTCGTCCATCACGAGAAACTTCAAGGACACACCACGCATCGTCTCAGGTCTGTCCGCTCCCTTGAGACTAATCGTGGCCCCGTTGACTAGCTTGACTTGCAGGTTGTTGATGTGCGATCCTGCAATGACAGGGTGTCCTAGCTCCAACAAGGATTGCCACATAATGTCACGGGCCTGTCCTTGTGTGGGCGCAACGTAAAACACGTGACCCTTTTCTGCCTGAAGAGCGTTGATAATCAAGAGCCACGCAGCGAGTCTCGATTTACCAGTTCGTCTCCCAGCAGCTACTACTTTAAATCTGGTAGGGTCGTTCCAGACTTCTTGTTGCCAAGGTAGTAGCTCTACGTTTAAATCAGTCATCGAACTCGTCTAGCTCTTCTTCTGTTAGTTCTCGTTCTGGAAGATCTAAGATCTCTAGTTCTCTGTAAAAATCTGTCAACTTGTCAAACTTCAGGAACACTGCAGGTAAAGACCTCTTTCCTGTCATTTGTTCTACAAAATCCCAACCGTCTTTGCCCGGAGGGATTCTGATGTACCTGTGCTCTAGGTTCATCTGGGTCAGCTTCTTTCTGATCCCTCTGCAACCAGCGCACCAATCAGCGCCTATGACAACAAACATCTAGTTTCCCGATCACGCAATTTTTAGTACATTTGGTGTGTTTTATAGTACATATTTACCGATCGGGTTATTGACAGGTAACAACTCCTGTAGCATCAACAGAACAAGCAACGGTTGACTGCGTGTTAGTTGTTGTAGTCGTAGTCGTTACGTTAGTCAGCGGGTTGTCTACAAAGTTGTTCACAGTAGCGTTGTACTGCGTTACGATTCCAGTAACAAAGTCGTTGTTGTCTTGGGTAATATCTACAACAGCTCCGAAGCCAACTTCAGCAACCCCAGCCACAGCATTGATCCCGTTAGTACCAACAGTACTAGTGGCATTAATCCCTCCGATCCCAACATTCTCAACCCCCGTGATGCCCGCTTTCCCGATATCAACTAGGCCGTTGATCCAAGGTGTGTAGTCGACGTTACCCATAGTGGTAATAGCGGTAGCGCCTAAGTTAGCTGTGGCAGCGTTGTTAGTCGTGAACGCGCCGTACAGTGCTTGCTCGGTAGTAGCGTTAGCTGAGATACGCGCTAGGTCAACGTCACGGGTGTACTGAGCCATAGCTTTAGTGGTGTCGTTCTGCATCCACATCATGCCTAGGTTAGACACAGGAGCAGCCAGAATAGAGGCCCACTGGATGGCTTGTGACTGTTGTGGGATAGGGGTAACAGTAGGGGTCTGAGTCAACGCTAGAGCCATTACAGCAGCTGAGGCAGCTTGACCGTCGCCTGCACTAGCAATTTCAGCTAGAGCTGCAAACTTTGCCTGAGCAGCAGCAGCGTTAGCCTGTGCTGTTTTTTCTACTGATTCGTAGTACTGAGCTGTGGTTGATGAACAACCTACGAGTAACGCCGTTAGGAAGATAGCTAGTAATTTCATTTTACGCACCGTTAAAGTTTACAAAAGTTGCTGGAGCTGGTAGTAAGTCAAACGTTATAACAAACTCCATGTCACCTGTAGCCGTTAAGCTACAGACAACTGAATCGCCTGCTTGCAGTACAAAAACACCATCAGACAACAGGATGTATTCTTTTGATGAGACGTTACCACCGCCAAGGATGTCAATCGTTGTTGAATCTGCTTTTTCAACTTTCAGATTCGCACCGTTGGTGGAACCTCCGATGTTGACAACGTACAACATATTCCAATGGGCAACGTAGCCATCAGGAATAGTAACAATTGTCTGCTCAGTGGTGCTAGTAGCATTAACGTTCTTAGTGTATAGCATTAATAAGTCCAGATAACGGGTGTACCGCCACGTGTGTCAACGTGTACAAAGCCTCTAGCAACGCCTATGCCTCTAAAGCCTAGCTCTAGGGCCTCTTTAACGATTGTGTACCGCTGTGCTCCGTTCTCAACCTTGATGTCAGCAGCGATGCCTTGAGCGTGAGTACCGGGTACAGTCTTAGAAGCCTCGATAGGGTGCTGAGGACTCCTGTAACCACTAGTTACAACAAAAGGAAACCCACAACGCTCTCGTAACTCGTCTAGTTTCTCTAGAAACTCAGTTTCCATACGGTTTTCACCCGTGTGGGAACAACAAAACTCATCAATCTGAAAGTATTTCACCTGAGTCTCCGTCGATTGTAGAACCACCACTAATATCAGTGTTAGTAACACCGGTAATGTTAATCTGAATAGCGCCTCTGCCTGCATCTTTGACAACATCCTTCTCAAAAGCGCCTACAGGCAACATACGATCCATTATTAGCTTCCAAGCAGCGGCTTGGTTCTTGTGATCATCGTTGAGTGCTGCATCAAATATTGTCTCTAGTACTAGCTTTGACTTCGGAGAAGCCAACATACGGGCTTTATATTCATTTATTATGGCTGCGTCACCTTTAGGACGCCCCACTTGACCTCTTTTACCTGTTGTTTTAGAAGCTACCTCTGTTTTTCTCGGTCTACCTCTGCCACGTCTCTTGGGTGCCTCTTCAGACATTCTCCAGATTCCTTGAGTTACTTGTGTTTCACTTGAGTCCCCTTAACTTAAGGTTACAGAAGAAGGGGATCTAAGTGAATTAGTTAGTGGTTACTAACATATTACTACTTTAAATCCTTCTTAGGTGCCGCCCTAAGTTTTTTCTTCTGTTGATACCTTAATATCTACCTCTTATTATACCACACTTTTTATCAAAAGTCAAGCTATTTTTTCTAATATCTTTAATAATTACATTCTTTTTTGTTATCAGGGGGTTACACAAGGTTATTTTTTAATATATTTACACCCGTTTTTCTAAAATTACCCTCTTGCAAACTTGAGTGGCTACAACAAAAGTATTCATATGTCAATCCCCCTCCCCCGGTATTAACTTAGGGGGCCGCCTGA